AGGTCATGCCCGGCAAGTCTTCAACTGCCGCAGCCCGCGTGACGCCGGCTCAGCTTCGCCGCGAAGAAGGATATGCCGCGGCCGATATGAAAGCCCCTCGCGCTGGCCGCAAGTCCGGCGGGCGCACCAAGGGCAAGCCTTCAATCGTCGTGAAGATTGAGACGGGCAAGCAGGCTCCCATGATGGGCATGCCGGGCGGCATCCCGCCTGTCCCGCCCGTTCCGCCGATGCCTCCGGTCCCGCCGGCTGCGGCGGCGCCAATGGGCCCCGGGGCAGTCCCGCCGGTTATGGGCATGGGCATGGGTGATATGCCGATTGGCCGCAAGGCCGGCGGTCGCATCACCAAGGTGGCCCGGTCCTACAAAGACATGGAAGCTGGGGCCGCAAGCGGCGAGGGGCGCCTGCAGAAGACTGATATTGAGTCGCGTCATACCGATGCGCCGGCGCGCAAGGATGGCGGTCGCATCAGCAAGGTCGCCAAGTCCTATAAGGACATGACGGCTGGCGCGGGCGACGGCGAAGGTCGCTTGCAGAAAACGGACATCGCGAAAGCGAAAAAGGCTCGCGGCAAGTAAAATTGCCTCGATAGCCGGCGGGGGCTTCCCTTCCTTGCCTCCGCCGGCGCCACTACATCAGGAAGGCCAGTAGGAAGGGACTGGTATATGAGCGCAATAACACCGCTGCACGTCTATCGTGTTGAATTAGAGAAACTATTGAATGAAGAAATTGAGCGGCTGATGGAAGCAATATCGTTCGGGCATCTCGAAAACTTCGCAGAATACAAGTTTTCTGCGGGAAAAATCGCCGGGCTTCGCCTGGCGCAGGAATATCTGCTTGAAGCTGAGCAGATATACAAGAAGCGTGTTCTCTAACGGAAGGGAAAGAGAAGATGGTGGCTATGCTTATGGATCATGAGGTTGACCCGAAGCAGAAAATTCTGGATTTGGTGGGTGATCTTTCGGGTATTGAGATACTCAACAACCAAATTTTATGCGCCGTGTATGTAAGGCCGACAAAAACCAAGAGTGGGATCTATCTTGCGGACCAAACAACCGCGGAAGATCGCTTTCAGGGCAAGGTTGGCTTGCTGATTGGCATGGGGCCGTCGGCTTTTGAGGATGAAAGCGGCCAATGGTTCGCCGATTCGTCGTTCAAAATGCATGATTGGCTTGTGTTTAGGCCATCTGACGGCTGGAATATCACGATCAACGGCGTTTTGTGCCGCATGTTGTCTGATACTCAGGTCAAAATGCGCATTCCGTCGCCCGATGTGGTCTGGTGATTGACGCTATTGTAAATTAAGGAGAAAATCTATGGCTGATGAAGACGAACACGTTGACGTTGAAGTCCCCGCTGAAGAAAAAACAGCGAAAGAGGAGCTTCAAATTGAAGTCGTTGAAGAAACTTCCGCAAAAAAGGAAGATCCTTCGCCTCCTTCTGTTGATGACGGCATCAATGAGTTAAAGCGCAAGCTTGAAGCGGAGAAGCGCGCTCGCGAGGACGCCGAACGTCGTGCATATGACGCTCAGAGAAGCGCTCAGCAGGCAAATTTTGACGCAAAGCGCGCCGATTTGCAGTCTGTTGAGGGTGCGCTTGAAATCATCAAGTCTCGGGACGAGGCGCTAAAGCGCGCTTATTCAGAAGCGCATGCTGCGGGAGACTCTGAGCGCGTTGCTGAAATCGTTCAGGCGATGACGGTGAACGAGGAGCAGAAAAAGGAACTCAACAAGGGCAAAAAGGAGATTAAGCGGCAAATTGAAGCCGCCGAAAGACAGCCCGTTCAGCCTGTCGCCCCTCCGCAGGCCGATATGGTTGAGCAGATCGCTCAGGCGGTATCTCCGCGGTCAGCCGCATGGCTCCGCGACACGCGAGAGCACCTGAAGGACGAGCGCGCCATCCGCAAGATGTTTAGGGCGCATGAGGACGCGGTTGAAGACGGAATAACGCCTGACACAGACGAGTATTTTGCCTTCATCGAGGGGCGCCTTGGCGTCCGCCGCCAGCAGCAGCAAGAAGCGGAGAGCCCAATGTCGTCTGCAGCCGCCCCGGCGCCTCGTCGGGCGTCTCCTCCGCCGCCGGCGCCGGTATCCCGGCAATCAACTCCCTCAAATGTCATGAGATTGACGAGGGCGGAAGTTGAGACGGCGCGCGATCTTGGCATGACGCCGGAGGAATACGCGAAGAACAAGTCTCTGCTGGTCAAAGAAAAGCGTTACGGAAATTAGGAGATATAGATGAACGTTCCTACTCGCGGCCGTCCGAAGGCCGGCATGTTTACCCGGGCCGCATCTGCGGCCACGGCTGTTGCTGAAGAAGAGCCTGCAAATGGCGCTGAAGAGCGCCCCTTGCGACCGTCATTGCGCGAGGACGACCCCCGCGCAAGAGCCGCCAAGCGCGCTGCCGAACTGCGCTCGCATCTTGGCGAATTGGATGACGGGACTGATGACTTCTATGTTGACCCGAACTCCATCCCGGATGGCTGGACGTATGAATGGAAGCGGCATTCCATTTATGGGCAGGAAGATCCCGCCTATCAGGTGCAGATTGCGCGTGATGGATGGTCAGCCGTTCCTGCCTCCCGCCATCCTGAAATGATGCCCTACAACACGACCGAGGAGACGATCCTTCGGAAGGGTCTCATTTTGATGGAATGCCCGACCGAAATCGTTCAGGAGCGCAAGCTGATTGAACTGAAGAAGGCGCGCGACCAGGTTCGCCACAAGGAGCAGCAGATTGCCGGCACGCCGGAGGGCACAATGACGCGCGACCATGCGCGTGTTAAGCCTTCCATCAAGAAGTCGTTTGAGGCTATGCCTATTCCAGAAGAGTAAACATCAAGCTCTATGAAATGGCCCATGTAGCTTTTGCGAAGCATCGCAATATGCTGCATGGGCCTGCTCTGCAGTCTCGAAGGAACCAAGCCATTGCTGCTTGTCTTTAATTGATATGCGGGCCCTATATTTCCCATTTCTTTTATCTAAATGAGCCCCTTTTAAGCCGCTTGCGTTATGAGCGCGGCATCTTGTATTTCTGCAGTTTTCTTCATGAGTAGCTTTTCTTAAATTTGAAATTCTATTGTCTTTTCTATCTAAATTTATATGATCTATTTGCTCTTCCTCAGATATGCTTCCGTAGAAAAATGCCCAAGCCAATCTATGCGCCAAATAATCAACCCCGTTTAATCTAATCGTCTTATAGCCTTTTGAGTGCATAGCACCGGCTTCCATTCCAGCTTTTGCTGGACCCTTCTTGCTGATCTTCCATCTAAAAATTCCCGTAATTGGGCAGTAGTCAAGCTGATCCTTCATCCATTCAACAGATGAAATGGCGGAAGTTTTTACTGGCATTTGATTTTATCCTTATTGTGTATATAATCTGCGGAGCCTATAAGGCGACTGCTCCCCCGGCGTGGAGCAAAACAATCCCCGGCTAACATATCGCCCCGGTGCGCGATGATGAGCCTCCCCTTGAAGGAGAACCATCGTGGCGAACACTAACAGCCCCTTTGGATTCCGTCAATATCAGGGCACGGGATCTGCTCCGACGTATGAGCAGGTCACGATGACCATTGATAAAGACTATTCGACTCCGATTTACTTTGGCGACCCCGTTCAGCCTGTTACGGGCGCCGCGACCGGCTACATCCAGGTTTACAACCCGGCTGGCACGGTTTCCACGGCTGGCATTCTCGCTGGCGTGAAATACCTTTCGACGTCGCAGAAGCGCGTTGTTTGGTCGAACTACTGGCCCGGCAGCGACGCGGCGCAGGACGTTGAGGCTTATGTCATCAACGACCCGAACGCGAAGTTCCTGGTTCAGGCTGGCGGCACGAACGTCGGCTTTGACAAGATCGGCCAGAACATTGACGTCAACATGGGCTCGGGCAATGCCGCTTCCGGCATTTCGGGCGCGTTTGTTGAGTCGCCGGCCACGACGGCTACGCTGCCCTTCCGCGTCGTTGACGTTGTCGCGAACCCGCCCGGCGCCAATGGCACCGATATCACGGCTGCTTACAATCTCGTGATTGTGCAGTTCAACAACTCGCTGGTCCGTGCTAACGGCGCCCAGACGGGCATCAGCTAAGGGGAGTAGGCAACTATGGCTGTTAATCTCTCTGCCATTAAAGACCTTCTGCTCCCCGGTCTCCGCGGGATCGAAGGCAAATACGAGATGATCCCGTCTCAGTATGACAAGATCTTCACGAAGCACGATTCCAAAATGGCGCTGGAGCGCACTGCGGAAATGCGCTACCTGGGTCTTGCTCAGCTAAAGACCGAAGGCGGCCAGACGGCTTTTGATAACAGCGCCGGCGAGCGTTACGTCTATAACCAGGAGCACGTTGAAATTGCTCTTGGCTATGCGATTACGCGCAAGGCCATCGACGACAACCTGTATAAGACGCAGTTCATGCCGTCGAACCTTGGCCTGATGGAGTCGTTCCAGCAGACGAAGGAAATCTACGGCGCGAACGTTCTTAACACGGCGACCGTTTACAACGCGTCGGTTGGCGGCGACGGCGTTTCGCTGCTCAACTCAAGCCATCCGATTGATGGCGGCACTGTTGCGAATACGCCGCTGGTTCAGGTTGACCTGAACGAGTCGTCGCTTCTCAACGGCATGATCGCCATCCGCACGAACTTCAAGGACCAGGCTGGTCTGAAGGTGTTCGCGCGTGGTCGTCGCCTCGTTGTTCCGCCGTCGCTTGAGCCGACAGCTATCCGTCTGACGAAGACGGAACTGCGTCCGGGCACGGCAAACAACGACGTCAATGCGATTATGATGACCGCAGGCGGCCTGCCGGAAGGATACATGGTCAACGACTTCTTGACCAACACGCGTGCATGGTTCCTTCTCACGAACATTGACGGTCTCTCCTACATGGAGCGCGTCA